GAATCTTGATTCCAATGTAAAAATACTTGACAGTAATCTTCACCTGTGAAAGCTTCTCTCCAGTGTTCACATTCACACCCATGATACATAAGCATATCACCAGGTTTCATATTTACTGGAATACCGGCCTGTCCTTTTTTTCCAGTTGGATCTAAATAAATAGGCCATTTAGTACCATCATCTCCTATGTGCATGGTAGCAGAAATTTCACAAGAATCTCTATCAAAATGCCTATGAAGTACGTCTCCTTTTTTATAGATACGTGCGTAAGCATAAGATGGGTTTAATTTATAACCTGATTCTTTTTCCATTCTTTCAGTCAAACCATCAAGAACAGTTTCAAAAGCTGTGTCCCCATAGTGAGAATAAGTATTAGGGAATCATAGGATCATTCCATATTCCCCACTCTTCTGTAAATGGAGAAATGTATTTGGTATCAAATAAAAATTTAGCTACTTGTCTTTTATTTTTAAAATATCTATAAATAAAATCAGCTACTTTTCTAGGGATTGCCTCTTTGATTACTTTAAACTTTGTTTTTTTGAACGCCATTTTTTACCTCCTTTCTTTTATTTTCTATGATTTGTTCTACAAAATCATTAGAATATTTTTTAGGGTGCTGACCCAATAAATTTTGAACGTATGCTACTTGTGAAGCGCATCTATCTTTTAAATGAGTAAGTTTAATCATTTTATTTTTGGCCATAATTTATTACTCCTTTTGGTATTGCTTGACAATTAAAATGTATAAATCTAAATGTACTATATCCCATATCGGGTGGATACATATGTGGTAAAAAAGAAGGTGTAAATATTATAGAGCCTGGTTTTACCTCATAATTAATTTGATTACTGGCATAAGTTACTTTTTTAATATCTTTTTCTGGTAGTAAATTCATAAGTCTCCCGGACCTTGGTTCACATAATATCGGTCTAGGAGTAGATTCAGAAGTTTTTAAAAAATAAAAACCAGATATATGCCCATTCCAATGAGTGTGGATATACTGGGTTCCTCCTCCTTCTTTAGCAAACTCTTGTACCCACATTTCTGTAGTAAAGACCTGATAATTAGTTAGATCATAACCCATTTCAACTAATAAGTTATGAGAGGTAGCTCCTATATAATTTTGGAGTGTCATAAAACTAGGGTCATTAATTAAACTAGTTGTTTGATAAACAAATCCCCTATCTCCTTTATTTCCAAATTTTTTATTTCTTTCATCAATTTCTTTTTTCATATTCTTTTTAGCCTCTTCAACATATGGATCGGCTGCTTTGTTAAATTTTTTTACAAAAGCAGGCTCGTACGCATACCAAATAGGGGTTGAAAATAAATCATCTCTCTTTAATTGTGTTGGAAAAGAATTAGTTAATTCTCCACAAGATATTTTATCAAAGTGTTTTTGTGTTTTTTTAGCTTTCTTTTGTTTCTTTTTCATCTGTACGGCCACCCTAAATGCCAAGTAGGCATTGAATAACGTACTCCTTTAGTAACAGGTTTAACTCTATGCCAAACAAAAGATGGGAAAACTATCAAAGATCCTTTTTCAGCTACTTCCTTAGCCACTACAACATTTCTTTTTTTATCCGGATCTAAATTTCTAAAATCAAATTCTAGTTCTCCTCCTTTATAATCTTTAGGATCAGATAAAACTAAAACACTTGTTATTTTTCTAATTTTACCGTGATTAGGTTGACCGGGATTATTATATACACCGTCCCATGAATCACAATGCCAATCATAATGTTGATTTAATTTATATTTTGTAAATTGGGCAGCTTCAGAAAAATCCCATTGAAAATTCCAACCAGCCTTAGCATTTGCTTCACGTACATAAGGGTGAATTTCTTTATATATCCAACGATCACTGACCCATACTATATCTGAATTTCTTTTTTGATGAAGTTGTTCCATTCCTTCTTTTGTTGTTGGGACATTACCTTGTTGACCTCCGGTAATAGCTACTTGGTCTTTCATAGATAAACAATATTTTTTTATCTCTTCACAGATTCTGTCCGGAACAGCTTTTTTAAAATAATAGTAGTGGTGTGTAAGATTCATTTCTTTTTATACTCCTTATAAGGTAAAAATACCATATTTAAAACTATTCTATGGGGTACATCTGTTTGTAAAATAGCTGTGTGTAAAACATCATTAGGAAATATAACCAATCGATTCTCAACACTTTCAACCCTGTTATTCGTTTCCATTATTGTGTAACCATTATTTGTATTTAGATATAGTACAGCAATTTTAAATTCATTCCAGGCCGGGTTTCCATTTTCCATATTCATACTACCAGTTGCATCGTGGTGCCAACCTCTACTAATCCCTTTTTTATCACCTCTTGCTACATAGTTTGCTTTACATCTAAACCAAGCTCTCGGACTTAAAATATTTAAAACAGGCTCAATAAAATTAGTATATTGACTCCAACCATGTGCTCTATCACTAACATGATAAAATAAATGATTAAATTGAGTATGGTCTGTTATTTTATAATTGTTCAATGGAGAGGCTGCATAACTTTGTTTACTTCTATCTCCTGATTCTAAAAACCATGGAAGCTGATTAAAAATTCTTGCTTGTATGTCCCTAAAAACATTTTCAGGTAGGGCATGATCATAAACATCTGCAGTATGTTTAGTTCCCTTTAATTTTATTTTTTTATAAATATGATTAGGGTTTAATCCTTTCTTATTTATTACAGTTGTCATTTATCTTTATACTCCTATATCTTTATATATATATTATATTACAAATTAAATAGAAAGTAAAGAGAAATAAAATAATTGATTCAGAATAATTGATCTAGATCAATTATGAAGCTGTCACTGTTCCGGTTACTGTGAATGTTGCTACTTTATCATTAGCCATATGAGTCTCCTATTCGGACACCCAAGCTGTGCCATTCCAGTTGTATACTGTAGGTGTTTCCGATTCGTCGTTTGATTTTGTTGCTTCCCAACCCGTAGAGTTGTCAGCGTTATATTTTGTTTCGTTCCATTTAATTATGTAGCTCCACACAACTGGATCTGCACCATCATCTGTAATTGTTGGATGTGTAATTGGTGCTTGCCAATCATCAGAGCCATCTAATGCCCAAGATGCGTAAGGTTGAGGACTTAAAAATTTATCTTTTGCAGGGTCATATACATAACCTTTACCGCAATATTGTTTTCTAAAATTGTGATTATAAGAAGTTTGTTTCCAAGTTCCACCTTTAAAAAAATCTATACACCATGTTTCACCATCAACATGCAAGTCATTTGTTCCTAAAGGTCCCGCTGCTGTAGAAACATCATTACCAACAACAATTACTCTTTTAACAACTAAATGTGTATCTGATGTAAAACCAGTTGGATCTGTTTTTGATTCTAATTCTGCGAAATGTGCCATGTATACTCCTTAAAATTTTATTATATTATAATTTTTTTATAGGGTCAATATCTCAATTAAGTAGGCCAAACACCTTGTTTAACATAATCATAAACGGTGTTCATTGACCACACACCTGGTGCGCTTGCTACTTCAGGTTCTACAATTACTGCATAACCTGAACCACCTGCTCCACCTGCTCCACCATTTCCACAACCAGCTCCGCCACCACCACCAGTATTAACTGTTCCTGCTCCACCTGCAGTAGTTCCACCTGGTGGTCTTCCTCTTCCATCTCCACCACCACCTGAACCACCAGCTCCACCGGGTTGACCTATACAATCTGATCCACCGCCGCCACCACCTGCTAATGTAGAACATGATAAAGGAGAAGATGAACTTCCTGCTCCACCTACTGCTCCTGCTGCATCTCCACCAGTTCCGCCGACAGCTCCAGCTCCACCACCACCAGCTCCACCTTTTCCAGGAGCGGCATTAGTATCTCCACCAGCATTACCTTGACATGCTGTTGCAGTTCCACCAGTTCCACAGTTTCTACTTGCTCCACCACCTGATCCTCCAGTGCCTCCATCATTACCAACAGGTCCACCTGTTGCAGCGCCAGCTCCACCACCAACGGATGTTGCTCCGGCAAAAGTTGTATCCACTCCCCCAGTTCCTCTTGCAGGACTTGCTGGTGCTCCTGCACCTCCACCGCCTATTACTAAAGAATAAGCTGTATTTCCACAAACTGAAATTGATGTACAAAGATAACCACCTCCTCCACCACCACCTGATCCAGCAGCGCCAGCTCCACCACCACCTGCTACTAATAATGCATTAACAGAACTTGTTAGTGGTTGAGTTGTAATTGTTGCATTGGCTGTTTTAGTATGAGTAACCGCACATTGAGATTGTATTGTATTAACAGGTCCAATTATTCCGCCATTTCCAGCCATAATATAAACCTCCTATGCCGTTAACAATTCAAATGTGATTGTAAGATCTAAATCTCCAGATGCACTAGCTTGTGCTGCGAGGTTATCTCCTTCTCTTAAATAAATAGGAGTATCCGAAATTACTAA